GCGACCAATCGCTTTTTCCCAATCTTCATCAGAATAATCCTCTTTACGAAGAAGATGAGCATCTCTATCTTTATCTGAATCAAGATACGTATCAAAACTAAAATCATACTGAGGCATTTCATATGCCTCAGGAGCCTGAACTACATCTACCTGTTTGCCACCAGTTTCACGTTCCCCTGGCAAAAAATAGTGACCTTCTCTTGGACCCACATGAAATCCCTTAGGATCATAATCTTTAGGCTCATCATCAGACAGCAGAATATCTCCTTGTTGAAGGAGATATTCTAAAGCCGTCTGAAGAGCAAGTAGATTGCCTAGTGGTTTATAGTCCAACGATTGTCCATCCATTCGGATTTACCATCATTATAGACGAAAGCCTCATCCTTACCACAACCTAAACAAACACGTTTAGCCCATCCATAGTACCTGTAAGGATGCCAACCAATCTTACATCGCCATTTATTAACCGCTGTGACCATCCGTAACCGTCCTTACTTAACCGATATTGGAGTATCCACCAAATTATCAGTAATTACCCGTGCTTTCACAGTATCATTGAACACTGCTGAGGCCGTATTTATGCCTGTACCATTACCGAATTGATTAGTATTTTCCATTACTATACAACCAGCATTGACATGTTCCCATTTCCAAGCACCAACAGAAGCATCTACATCGTCGATAAGAATCTCACCAATCGTAGCATCGCCACCATTAGTTTTTATGATAACTCGGTCAACAGTGGAATCCGAAGCCGTATAGGAGCCAGCCCCTCTGTCCGAATCGATTACCAATTTGGGGATGGTTGAGTCCACTGTAGCGGCTAATGTATGACCATCGACGTTACCAGCTAGAGTGAGACAGCCTGTGTTAATACGTGACCAGTCCAATGTAGGAGCCGCTGAGTTACGTATGGTTATTAGACCTACATTCACCTGCGCCCCAGTCACACCTTGTACATACAACGAATTATCCAGACCAGCCTTGCGCAGGTCTAGTCTAGACAGCTCTAACTTATCTAGCCGTACTCCATTTCCTAGGTTGATCTGGAGCGTCTGTGAACGAGTCGAAGGATCATGGACATCAGGTGGAAGTTTTTCACCGTTTGTATTGGGCAATGCATAAACAGCCCCTGCCTCAGGCCAAACGGGTGTGTCATCAGTTGTTGCAATCACAAGAGAGAAAGCGGCCGCAAAACCAACTGCAACCATTCCAACTGCTACAGTTATCCCCTTCCATCCTGATAAGTCAAACCTGAACGAAGGAGATGGAAGATGTAAAGCCTTAAAGAAATTTCCAACACCTGGTAAATTAGGTATATGGACAAAACCAATGTTAAGACCATTGTCCCTAATTATTTTACCTTTGTATCGCAACAAAAGGCTTAATAAGCCTACACACACAACCGAAGCCACAATAGCCGCAATGATTGAAGAAATCCATAAAGAAGTACCCTCTGATACTCCTATAGATCCTTGCAATGAATTGGCTAATCCAACAATCGCATTATCAAAGAATAGCATTCCCAAGATCATTATCACTCCTCCCGATTAGCTTGTGCCTTACCATCTGTCATCAACCGCTGTGCAAGAGTGGCTATGAAAGCTGTAACCGGGCCGCTGAACAACCCCATGGCTACGAGGACGATATCAAGATGTGGAGCAACCTCCGCAGGATTGCTCGTAGTTTTCCACACAATGATTATTCCAAGGCAAGTAAAGCTTATAATAACCGGGAGTACGAATATCAAAGTAATGAACTCGGTCCCGGTCAGAGTAGTTGAAGATTTAGCCTTTAGTCGTTCAATCTCTACCGCTTGATTAACCAACCGATCCTGGAGTGCTTCTTCCCTGTCCTGACTATTATCAGTCGCCATTATTCCCCTTCAAGAACCTTCATTCCTAAAGCGATCACACCGCCTATTGTCGCCGTCGCCACCTCAGGAACTCCATGCATGACCGCATAACCTGCCAAAAGTGACAAAGACAATATAGCCAAAAATATTTGAGGTCTAAATTTACCAAATGGCATCACTTACACCTTTTATCCCATAAAGTGCAACAATTGTACTATAAATATAGTATACCTGTCACAATTTCACCTAGTTTAACTAAAAACTAGAATCCAACACGCAACAGCGGTAAGCACATCGGCTACCGCTGCTACGACCATTCCCACCAATAAAGTTCGTCCACTCATAGCACGTTACCCACATTTAGAATATCCACATTCCATGCAAGTCGCGCAACCTTCGGACTGGCTCAACTCTCCTGTACATTCAGGACAACGAGGACCAGATGCTACCAGGGTTTTAACCTCACCATGCCCATTTGTGTGTACATCAATTCCATTTGTAGCCTTGAGAATGTATCCAATTCCATCCGCTAAAGACTTTATTTGACGAGCATCATGCCATACCGGGCAACAGGTGATTCCATCAAGCTGTTTAATGATGGTTTCTACAGGAACCCCATATTGAAGGGCTGTAGATGTTAACCTACCCAATGCCTCAGTCGTGGCCGCCTCACAAGCCCCTGCTTTACCTACCGTTGCAAATACTTCAATAGGTTTATCTTCAATACTGTTAACCACCACATGAAGTGATCCATGCCCTGTGGGAACTGTTCTAGTCTTACCAAGACGTTCTGAAGAACTAAGATCCCTTACTGAATTCCAAGTAGGGAATGAGGAAGTGTCAGTAGAAGTTGGAGCTAAACTCGTTAAAACTTCTTTTTCTCGACTTCCTTGACGATAAACAGTAATACCCTTACAACCTAATTCCCATGCCTGTTGATATGCAAGAGAAATATCATGTTGAGTGGCATCATTTGGAAGATTGATAGTTTTTGAAATACCACTATCAACATACTTCTGAAATGCTCCCTGCATTCGAACATGCCAATCGTGAGGAATTGCATCACTAACCGCAAAAATCTTACGAGCATCAGAATCCATCAAAGATTCAATTCCAACACCACTCGACAACTTCTCAGAAAGATCCTCTTCAGACATATTAAGACGTTTCTGTAAATCTTGGTCAACGTAGAAAAGTTCAACATCCTCTAAAGCTGCGCTTAGATTATGTTTTTTGTACGCAAGAGCGAAGTGGGGTTCAATCCCAGACGAACAATTCGCAATCATTGAAATTGTGCCTGTTGGTGCGATCGACAATCTCCATGCATTACGCATGGTTTCCCATTCCCCACCATTGACCTTATTCAAAGGAGACGCATCAAATGCAGGAAAAGAACCTTTATGTTGAGCAATCTCAGAAGACGCTGTATCCGCATACGTTTTTAAAGTGTCTCCGATTGCACTGGCAAGCGATAAAGCTTCCTCACTATTATAAGGAATATTTAATCGTACCAATAGGTTTGCCCAACCCATGATTCCCAAACCAACCTTTCTAGTTTCCTCATTCATCCGTTGAGTGTACTCAGTGGGATGGCGGTTGGCATCAACTACGTTATCAAGGAAACGTACACAAACACCTATTGTCTCTTCAAAACGTTTAAAATCGAAGGCATTACCTTTAGGATGTTCAAGGATAAAATTCCCAACATTTATACTACCTAGGTTACAGGATTCTCCAGAAAGAAGAGGTTGTTCTCCACAAGGATTGGTAGCATTAATCTGGCCTAATTCAGGGGTAGAGTTATCTTCATTGATTCTATCCAGCCAAACCATTCCTGGTTCTCCATTAGTCCACGCACCACGAATGATTTCCTCAAATAACTCTTTAGCCCTTATATATCGACCATCATCTTTAGGCTCATCATAAAGGTTTCGATCTAAAGGCCATGATAGATGAATCCATTTGTTCTTCTGAACAGCCTTCATGAATGTTGAATCAGCACCGATGGAAATGTTGAAGTTAGAGATTTCACCTTCAACATTTTTACAATGAATAAATTCTTCGATATCAGGGTGATAGACCTCCATGATAGCCATGTGAGCTCCATCTCTCTTTCCACCTTGGGTAATCATAGTGCCAACTTGAGAGAGAACTCGAAGAACGTGGATGGGTCCACATGCCTTTCCGTGTGTGGTGCTGATGCCATGACCTTTAGGTCGTATAGCAGATAAGCTAAATCCAATGCCACCACCGAATTTTTCAATCATGGCTTGATCCCCAGCTACACGCATGATATCGCCCATCGAATCGGGAATATCCATAACATAGCAAGCACTGAGGGTTCCTTGACCTGTCCCAGCATTCATAAGCGTAGGACTGTTAGGCATAAAATCAGAGGCCCACATTAAATCAAAGAAAGATTTTTCTAATTCCGTAACTTGGTCTTCAGTCGCCCCGTATTTATATTCAACCTCAGCAATAGCACGAGATACTCGTGTAAATAAACCTTCAATATCCTCGATCGGGTCCCCAGCTTCGTCCTTTAGAAGATATCTTTTTTCCAATATTTTGACTGAATTTTCGGTAAACGGCCTTGAAATAGCTACCACAACAAACTCCTAACTTCCACAAAAATAAGACGGCTCTACTCGGAGCCATCAATACGTATCGAACAACTTCTCAGTTTACGACACTCTTAAAGATCCCCACTTAGCAACCATTAGAGCATCAATCGCATCCTGAGAATACTTGTTAATACCCTTGCCATAAATCTTTTGGGCCATGGCCTTGACTTTATCTTTATCCGCTTTGCCATGCCCGACTACATCCTTTTTCCAAGTCATTACATTAACTGTAAAGACATCAAGGTCATAGTGGGCAAAGACAGTACGACACATCGCTAAGATGTGTACTAGCTTGATTAGAGATTGACGGTTCTGAACTAAGGGTATGTCTTCAATGCAAACTAGGTCGTCGGGAGTGACTGACTCTTGAACCCAAGGAAGCATTTGACGGTAAAGTTCTTTGAACCTCGTCTCCCATGATTTAGATTTAGAGATCAATTCTACCACTTCGAAGCCCTCATTGGGAAGTAACTTAGCGATAGCAATTTTCGAAGTAGATAAGTCGATCCCGTACACATTCATATCTTAAATCGTTCTTGACCACGACGGGTCACTACACGACTCACTGTGTCAAACTGTGACTCATATAGGCTCAATCTACCTTTCAACACCCTCATTTCTGCATTCAAATCAATCACTCGTAACTTGAGAGTTTGAAGGTCAGTATTCTCAACAAGAGCCTGGCCAATTAAAGAATCTTTCAAAAGCTTCTTTGAAGAATCATTCTCTAGTCGAGCAATTGCAGTTGAAAGCATTAAGTTGTAACCCTCTTGAAGGATATACAGTTCACCATCAATCTTAGAAATCTGGTAAACCATATGTCCACGCCAAGACCCTAAGAACAAAAGCCACGTATCCAACTCAGAATCAGCTAGATTATCAGCATTACTGGGGAAAGAATAGGTAGATCCGCTTACAGGTCGTTCTGGAGAAGGGTAATCTCCATCTGTAGCACGTAATTCACCAGCTTTTGAAATAAATGTAGTAGTTGTAACCATTGATTTTAAACTCCCTGTATAAAGTAATCTTTTTCACAAGTCTTTCTATAATTACACCAATCATGTTTCCAGTCCGGCTGATAGGGAACATGCTCGGAACGTTTAACATACTCTAATACACGTCGAAATTTATCTAATGTAGCCTCAACGATTTCATCATTACGTTCAGTTTCACAGATTGTGTACTCTTGATTATCTTTATTGATGTAAAAAATCATACCTTCATTAATTCCTGTCATTAATGAATAGAGGTTCCACTGCATTAAATGATCAGGACGAGGAAGTTCAGTTTTACGTTTTGGATTAGCCATTGACTTAAGTTCTAAAAGAAACTGTTTATCATCGGAAGGGCGTTTGATTATGGCATCATAGAATCCCCTGATAGGAGGATCATCATAAGTGATTTCTTGCTCGGCAGAAACCATAATCCCTGTATCAGTTAAACGTTTTTCCACGAACTCATGAAAGACAGTTCCCACTGCCATACGCCTCAGGCTATTATCTGAGATTGGATCTTGGTTATACCCAAGCATGTAGTAATACAATGCACGGGGGCATAAATGGGCTTGAGAGGGACTAAAATGTGTTCTTACATATGGCTTCCGTTGTTGATCTTTTTCATAATCATCAAACTTAGCCTCTAACCAATGTTTAGGGTTATCTCTGTCTCTTAAAATACTACTAAGTCTCGGCATCAATTTTTCCTTGAGCAAATGTCATAAGATTTTGGATAAAACTCGATTTGAATTTACCAGTGATTTCTTTGTTGTTGTACCTCCAAATGACTAAATCATAGTCACGAAATAGATCTTCATCCCTTTTCTGATCCCGTTTCTTAAAATGATGAGGACCATCTAATTCAATTCCCAAATGTAAATCAGATATATAGATATCAACTACATAGGGAGGAAAATCCTCTTCTAAGCTAGAACCAAATCCAGCTTCTTTAACCCAAGCAGCAACTGTAAATTGTTGCTTAGTGTCTTTTTTACGGGGTTCATTTTTCACTTACCGATTCTCCGCATCGTAGGATTATCATTATCATATCTACTAGTACTCGGAGGCCCCGGACGACCTGCACGGTCAGTGATACGATCTGAGTTAAGAAGACCAGAAGCCAGTAGGTCTGGGTCACCATCATTAGTTATATTCAATAATGTGTTCTCATTCTCTGGAAGTTCTTCAGCTCCAATGATTCGGTTTGGAGCCTCAAGATCCATCAATGGCCCATCGTCTGCCACCACTTTACGACGTTGTCGTTTCTTCTTCTTGGGAGGTTTTTTCAACCCCTCACTAATCTCCGCAGTCATTTCAGCATAAATAGTTCGAACATCATTACGAAGACGATCTGCAAATTTTTCAGCAATCTCAGCGGCTAATTCATCATCAACATGATAAACACCCTCTAACATGCTACCAAATGATGAAAGAATTCCATGTAAATCCTCAGCTAATGTACCTACGGATGTGGTCATACAGCACTCCTTACCTCTTCTGAAATATCATTTTGAAGGTCTTCAGATTCTTTAAGTATTTGAAGAAACTTCTCTCGTCCCATACCTTTAGTTATTTCACCTGTGGACTCATTAGTATAACTGTACTGGGGTCCACTTTGTTTAATGATGTCAAGATCTTTAGCTTGCATAAACAGTTCGTATAGTGGATCTGGTAATCCAGTAAAATAAAATGGCACGGCTGCTGTTAGAAGGGGAGTATGAGTTTTATTCTTCTCCGCCTTCATATTGATGAAAAATCCCTTAGGATCCTTCGCCTCACCAATGGTGTCACCTTTACGAACACGGACCATTATCCTACTAAAGAATTCTTGGCCCTTCCCACCCGGTAAAGCATCTCGTGTGATATAACCACCAATTCCAGCACGAATCTGATTTATCAAAATTATGGCAGTATTAGTATTAGATTGAGGTAATTTCCGATAAAACTGATTCATCATACGGGCTTGTAGGCCAATTGATTGATGCTCCATTCCTTCCTGTGCTTCAGCCGTAGGAAGTAAGGCAGCAATACTGTCTAATACAACCAAATCAACGCCGTTATCACATAATGACAGTAGGATATCTAGTGCCTTTTCCCCTGTTTGAGGTCTAGCAACAATCAAACTCTCTGTATCAATACCGATATTCTCCGACCACACAGGATCATACGAGAACTCAGCATCAATAAATGCACACTTATTACCCAACTTTTGGGCATGAGCAATGATACGTTGAGAGATATAGGTCTTACCCGAACTCTGATATCCAAATAGCTCTGTAACAGCTAATCGTGGAACCCCACCACCCAGCATCCCATCAAGGGCAGGCATACCTGTCTCAATACGTTGTGTATCTAAAGATTCATCATTACCAACAGTTAGATTTGTTTTAAGTTCCTTATTAATAATATCTAGAATTTTTGTAACTTCAGTCATCTGACATATCTCCCCAACTCTTTTTTGAACGTTTCATTTCTACAAGCATCGGTACTTTAAATCGTCCATTCGGTGAATTCGTAAAATCTTCCATGATTTCTTGAATCCTAGGCAATTCTGATTCATCAACTTCATCTAAAACGATACTGTCATGAACCACATTACAAATATATCCCCCAACCTGATTAAGATGTTCCCAAACATTGAACAAGCTGATTTTTGACATCTCAGCACAAGTTCCTTGGATTACATAGTTAACTGCTTTATAACTGTCTTTCCCAGCAATATGGATCCGTCGCCCATAAAGAGTTCTAACATACCCTTTAGTCATAACTTCATTTGGCAGTTGAGTCTCACTGTAATATCGTAATTCCGGGTAACTAGTCCAAAACTGGTCAAATATCGCAGTTGCCTGTTGGTAAGAGATACCTGCCTCATCCGCAAGTTTTCTCGCTCCAGCCCCATAAAGAGAAGCAAAATTAGTCTGTTTGGCAGTTTGACGCTGGGTCTTCGTTGCTCCATCACCCCAAATTAAGTTCGCAGTATACATATGCATATCAATGCCACTATTGAAAGCATCCATCATATTCTGCTGTTTTGAGACATGAGCTGCTACACGTAATTCTTGTTGTGCATAGTCAAAATCAAAAAATTCTTGATCTGGCACAAAGAGTCGTCGTATTTCCTTCTTTCTAGGAATATTCTGAAGATTGGGATTACTTCCTGAAAAGCGTCCTGTTATTGTCCCTGAAGCATTCCAATGGGCATGAATACGCCCCTTATGCTGTAGCTTAGGATATGACTGCACATAGGTGTTATCCAACTTCTCAAGGTCACGCCAATCAAGGATCAACTTAGCCACTTTAGATCCTGTGGGATGAACAATCTTCTGCAATGCCTTTACGTTGGTGGCACGTCCCCCACCCTCAGTTTTAATGGAAGGTTTAATCTTTAATTGGTCATAGAAGTATTCACCAAGTTGTTTGGGAGAACTTAACTCTAATGGGCGCCCAACGATTGCATAGACTTCATCCTGTATATCTCGTTGTTGCGCTCTTAACTGTCGATGTAATGTGGAACAGTATTCCTCATCGAGTTTAATACCACGTTGCTCCATAGACATGATTACAGGAATTAAACGATGTTCCATATCAACTAGTTGCATATGACCAGGTCTTGCTTTCAACTCATCTAAAAACAAATATGCCAATGCTTTAGTTAAAACAGTGTCCATACATGCATATGGATCCATAAAATCAGATGGAACGAAACTATAATCTTTCAGACTATATTTTTCTCGATACACCTTAATTGTATCTTCAGCAGCTGCGGCCGATGAACCAAAGGCTTCAACCCCTAATTCTTTTAATCCTTTTGGACCACCTGTATCACGTAGATGGGCTAATCGGAGAGTGTCTAAAACATTCTTAGGTGGCAATGATCCATATGTCTCTCTAATCATATGCAAATCAAATTCACAGTTATGAAAAACAAAGGTTTTATAATCAGCCTTAAAAAGATCAGTTAAGAATGTACCCATATTAGCAACACCGAAATCAGTGTTACGAATAAAGGCAGCCTTATCATCCCACGCTAAAGAGACACCAAAAGCACGATCTTCCATCCAACGCAGGCCCGTTGTCTCTGTATCAACAGCAACATACGACTCCGTACTAGAAAGAATATCCGCTCTTAAAGAATCAAGACTCTGGGGGGAGATACGGACGTAATGTGGTAGTGGCAGTGTTTCCATCGCTACTTATCCTTATTGCATCATTAAATTCGGGAACCCGTTCCATACTGATTCGACCTGACGGAAATGTGTTAACACATTGAATAAGAAATGGTAACTGGAAATAAATACAGTCAAATGGCTGTACAATTGTTACATCCTCAATCGTTAATTCCGCCTCAATATCTGACCTAGGGACACTAAGTTGAATCCCTTTTCCATCTACAGTTGGCTCTATACCAATTAAATCCCGTTCTGTTGTCTGTAATGCCAGCTTTAATTGGTCTAAAGTCTCCTTTTTATCCATTTCACACAGCTTAAAACCTGGGGATTGGCGTAACTTAGAAACCATATCAGGATATTGTTGCTGAATTCTAGGAGAATACACAGTCATTGAGTCATTAGACATGACAACATGTCTCTCATTCTCTGATAAACCGACATTTATTACATCAGATCCTGCCAATAATCTAGCAACTGCTTCAGTAAACTCAACAGGAATGACTAAATCAGGAAGTTTATCTCCCTTAAAGGGAACTGTTGCATTAAAAAGACAAAAACCGTTCATACCTGATATCACAAACTCATCATCCGTTGAGCCAATATAAGAATATGTTAGGCTAACTTGGTCAAAAGTTCGTGACACAAAGGTTTTAGAAGATTCTAAGAGACTTAAAAAGTTGGAATCGGTTACACAACTAGATCCAATCGGTGGTGAATCAGGTATATCATCATAAATTCCTTCAACATGAGGGATTTTAACTTGTGACTTACCTGATTTAACGGCGATCGAACCTTTACCATCCGAAACTAAGTTAACGGATGAAGTCTTAAACCCACCAATAATATCCTTTAGCTTAGATATTGAGGCTGAGAAAACAAAATTTTCATCAGTCTCAATATCTTCAACATTCCAGATTGGCATATCTCCATCTTGATAAATACGGAGCTGCCCACCTTGAACTAGACCAAGCACTGGAGATTTTTTAGATGTATTAGAAAGAACAGAAGCAATAGAACTTAATTTACGCTCCAGGGCTACTCTAGCAATTTCTACCATTTAACTTCCTTGTCCTTAGCCTTGCC